TCTGACATTATTTTTTTCTCCTAATATAATAAGTATTATGCTCCAGCAAAAGATGCACCTGAACTTGTAATATTGAAATCTAATAAGAAGTATTCTGCTGCTTTTACAGGTTTTAAGAATACTTTACCATAAATGATATTTCTGTCTCTTAAGTCTGCTGTAGTTGTTGTTGCATCAAGAACAAGTTTATAGTCTTCTAAACCTAATCTTGCTTTAAGATCATCAAGTATTGGTCTTGCCTGACCAACGAATCTATCCCAAGTAGCATTAATGTTTGGTTCAAATATAAGCCTTGAAGCAATCTTTGAGAACTGTCTCTTAAGCTGTAATAAACCTCTTCTTACGTTAATTCTATCTAGAGCAGAAGCAGTAACCTGAAGGGTTTTTTGACCCATGATTACGACTTCATTCTGAAGAACTGCGATAGGATTGATGTTTACTTTGTAAAGATCATCTCTTTCTTTTGAAAGAAGCTTATATGATACGTTCTGGACAACAAGACCAGAATGTCCTAGTGTCATTGAACCTCTATTGAAGCCCGCAGGAGCAATGTGAGGACCAGCAACTTTATCATTGTAAGCAAATGCGCCTAGAGCTACAACAGAAGGTGGAACATATATAAGAACACCAGTCTCTGAATCTCTTACTTGAACCCATGGGAAGTAAGCACATGCATAGTTTGTGTTTAATCCTCTTGTCTTAAGAGAGGAAATTGCATTCTTAACATTCGCTCTTCTCTGTGCTAATGTATTTGTTGATTCTGAACGTGCTTCAAAGTCATCTTCTAAATCGATGATTGCTAGTGCATCACCTCTTTCTGAGCATACATCGATTAGTTTCTTTGTTAAACCAACGTTGGTTACACCAGGAACGACAGCAGTTTCAAATTCAACATCTTCAGGATGTCTCAGTATCTCAATTGCTCTGTTAACTGTGTTGTATGCATATGAAGTCTTTGAATTCTTGTTTAATAAACCTGAGTTTCTAATTGGTTCAATCTCTTTGACATCAAAGCCGTCAAAACCACCTGCTAATAGAGTGGTAAATGAATTGAAATTACCAGTTAGAGGAGAAGTATATGAGCCAGCCGCTGTCAGAGATGTGCCTAATTGTCTTGAGCCAGATGACCATTCGACATCAGTTGTTGAACCTGCAACAAACTTGAGATCATCAAGTGTAAATTTCCAGGCATAATCAGTACCTTCGCTTTCTTGTGGACCAAATGAGTCAACACCTGCTGGAAGTATCTTAACTAAATCTCTAACTGCATAAGAGAATTTATCATTCGAATCATCAGTGAATACACCGAAGTATGCATTTGTTGGAGTGATAAGAGCACCAGTTAGTGTGGACATTCTTAGTCTTGGATATGGAATTACAACTGAAGCAGTCTTGATAGAGCTTGCGGCACCACCAAAGTTGACCGAACCTGTTGAATATTGAGCGTAATTGTGCCACATGTTGTCAGGAAGAGAACCTGAGCCCATTGCGAATGCAGCAGTAAACTGTGATTCAACATTTGTAAACTTACCAAATCTAGAACCAACAAGACCTATTGAACCAGAGCTAAATGCAAAGTTCTTGAATTTAACTGGACCATATACGCCGAATGGTAGAAGTTCTTGAGTTGTTGCACCTAGAGCAACACTTTCGTTCATTTCAACTCTTATGAATTTTGAACGATTATCGAATTCGCCATATTCCAGATTTCTTTCTTCAGTTGTTGAATATACAACATATTTATCACCAATCTTCTTGGCAATATAGCTATCAGAAGAAGGATTCAAATTGCAATCATTGAAGTATTCGAGAATCTCAGGTGCATTATCTGAATCGTTTATCTTTCTGACAAGAACATCAAATGAACCATATCTATCAAATTCATTTTGTGATTCTCTTACGTTCTTAATTGATATTTTAATATTTGCTTGATTCCATTCGCCTGAATCTAGTGAGTGGAATCTAAACAGTTTCTGTGTATTATCTACTTCAAATGTAGAATAATTTCCTACGTCCTGTGAGAAATACCAGCCAGTTCTTGAGTTTTGGCTTGGTAATTGCCTTGAGGCTAAGTCATCTCCTGTCGCTTGATTTTTAAGAGCAAGTATTACGCCAACCCACTGAGGAGCTGCTCTTAAGGAAGCCATTTCATCTGAATTGATGATAAAGTCTTCAAATGTTTCACCAAGGAAATAATTCTTGGTTGTATTGTAAACGTTTGAGTTAACAAGTGTTGGATTAGTATTGAATACTTTTCTTGCGAACTTGTCTTCTGATGGAGTAAAGTTAAATGTAACATCTTCTACGTTTACACCATTTTCATTCTTAATAAGAACTCTAAATTCTTTTTTGTCATTAGAAAGGAATAAGCCTGCTGTACCTGTCTGGGTATCATCAGATGTAGCATATAATCTACCCTTGAGCGCAATTGAACCAGTCTGTAGATACCAAACAGCAGCTAATGTACCTGTTGAGACTAAATCGTCAAAAGTTACGCCACCGGGAAGTTCATTTGAAGATCCAACAGGATAAGAGCCTGAAGGAAAAATAAATAGACCAAATGCACCACCTTCTCTTGCAGTTCCGTCAAGTGCTCCAACTTTCCAACCTGCTTTGCCTGCTGAAGCAGCTTCAGCGTGCTCTGTTCCAAGAAGTCTAATAAAAGTTAAAGAATTTTTATTTGCCAGAGAAGCTTCTGCTGCCAAAGCTCCATATGAAGGTCCAAGTATTACGTTTTCTCTCCATACATCATTTGTTACATTATTGGTAGATGAATTGCCAAAATATTCAATAAACTCTGAATATGAATTGACTCTGACAGGTCTCATTGCAGGACCTCTCTGTGCTCTACCTATTACAACTGGACCTGCATCTTGTAGTTCAGCAGGAACTTGTGAGTTATCAATTTCTTTGATTTGAACTCCAGGGCTTACAAGTTTGTATTTAGAACTTCCCATTATTTGTATTCTCCTAATAGATACATTGTTATTATAATGTTATCTTGAATTGTCCTTATAATTAGATTCTGAATTATCGAAAATACATAGCTTATTTATTTATTTCCAATAACTACCGGGGGGTTTCTAGTCTTTTCGCATGTGGCTGTAATACCTACTTGATGCTCAATTTGATCCCACATTGGTTCTGGTTCAGACAATTTCTTTATTTCATGATATTCATTATTGTAAAAAATAATATCACCTTCTCTAACAAATAAGTTTTTATCTTCTTCTATTCTTCTTTTGTGAAAATGAACTGTTATTTTAGATTTTCTATCTTTGCCGTATTTATTTGTTACAGTTGTATTATCTTCATAATCTACAAGTGCAGGAACAAATACTGGACTATAATAAAATTTCTCAACAGCCTCTCCATATAAAGGATGAAAATTTGTCCTCTCTCTGTCTACAGCGTAATACAATACCTTTCCAGGTAAAACAAACTCTGTAATCTCATCAACTAATTGCTTCTGAAAATCTCTTTCAGGTTTATTAGCAAATAATGGAGCAGGTGCATTTACTGGTCTTGTCCATTTTGGCATTGTATTATTTCCTCATGTAAATTATTTTACATATATAAACGATGGAGTATAATTCAGAACATCAAGTGTGCTCTCGACCTGCTCCTTCTTGCGTTTAGCAAGTTCAGAGCGAACCATGCCATCTAATAATTTAGTAAGTTTGTCTTCTAATTTTTCTAAATCACTATTTGCAGAAGATAGCAAATCCGCACTATTTAATTGCATTGTTCTGCCGCCCATTAAAGGTAATGACGTAAACTTACCTCTAATAAGACCTAATGATTTTCCTACTAATGCCAAGAAATATTCTTTTATCCACAAATGTCCTGGACCGTTTATCTTTTCTACAGGAATATTTCCTAGAGGTAATGTATTTAAGTTGTTAATTCCATCAATAGATGACGTAAGAACTCCTGCACTTTCCACTAATGGTCCATTATCTACTGTAAATCTAATCCAATATTTAGATGGCGATAGCGTAGAAGGAATTGGATATAATCTAAGTTTATTATTTACAAGCTCGTAAGAAAAATGAGATGTTCTTGTCCACAATCTATCTTCAAAGTTTGCAGCTTGTAGTTTGTTTTCCCAAACAGGAGTTAAATAAAAACTAGAATTACTTGCATAATTGCTATATGAACCTTGATTTGCAATTGAACCAAATCCGCCCCAAATACCAAAGAATCTCCATGAGGCAAATGGCGTTCTGAAGAATACATCTTTTACAAGTATTCTTTTACCTGCAACTATGCCACTGAATTCTGTTGAGTTTCCTATTAAATCTTGCAAATCATAATCTTGTTGTCCAATTACTGTATTTATTGATGCAGAATATTGTTCTACATGACCGCCGACTCCAATTTCTGCTCCATATGCAGCAGCTATATTTTTTGCATATGCTAATGAAAATTTTGGATTTTTTAATGATAAATCAGAACCTGTCACTATATTTCCATCTGAATTATATGTTGAAGTCTGAAAACCTAACATTTCAAATAGAATATTGTTTGCATGATGTGTATTTATTAAATAAGAATATTTTAGTACAGCTAACTGATAACATCTATATACGTTTCTTTCTTCTAATTCAATATCCATCATATTGCCTGCATAATAGTCATATGCAAGACCAACTGCATTTACTGCTCCAGTTATAAATGCAGATGAAGTATATACTGCATCAGGAAGCATTGCTAAAACATTAGAATATGTACCTGTTTGTGGTAGCTTTTTTGATGATTGTTGGCTTATTGGATTTAAATATACTGTACTCATTTATTTGTTTTCCTTTTATAATTAGATAAAATAAAAAAGGAATGAACATTTCTGTTCATTCCTTTTGTCAAATTATAATTTAATATTACTCTTGAGTTCTGTAAAATACTTGAAGTGTAAATTGACCAGCAGATGATGTTACATAGCATTTCGCTCCTGCTGGAACCAATGTATTTGCGTAGTTTAATGACGCTGTTACATATCCATCTGAATCACCATTGCTTAATGTACCAGTCCAAAATCCATTTGTAATTTGTTTTGCTTCACCAGCGTTGTATACTGCAAATGAAGCAGAAATCTGCATTCCTTCGCCCCATGCAAGAACTTTTTCTACGATTGATCTGCCACTTCCTGATGGAGTAAGAACAAAGTTTACAATACCTGGTGTTGATTGAGTAATATCTAGTCTTATAGTCTGAAGAACTTTCTGGAATGTATAAGTAGTGCCGCCTATAACTGTACCAGAAAATAATGATTGGCTAAGTTGCGCATCAGATCCACTAAAGGTAGAACTTAATTCTGAATAAAATCTTCTATATCCCATGTTAGTATTCTCCTATAAATTTGCTATAAATAGTATACATAAACACGATTAATTAAAATTAAAATAAAAAAGCCGAGAATTTCTTCCCGGCCTTTTTATCAGAACTTAAATTTATTACCCTGCTAAGTTCAAGCAGATAACAAGAGCATACATGTCAGGGCGTATCATCTTCTTGCCGTATCTAGTCATGACACCCTTGTTGTACACGAAGAGGTTGTCAGGGTTAGGTATGGTTGGTGAGGTGATCATTGGGACGTATGGAGCGTAAACATAACCTGTTTCGAGGTTGCTTGAGCCCTTACGACCAACAAGGAGTACGTTTCTTAAGAAGTAGGGAGATACGAGTACATCCCATTTCTTAGAAACTGAACCCTGCTTGACAAGACCTGCTGTACCCTTGTCAGATTCGCCAACTGTAGTTGCAGCAAACCACTGGTTTGTTGATTCTAGAATTGACTGAACTTCTGGTGAGCAGACGAGGAAGGTTGCGCCGCCTCTGAGAACTTTTCTTGCGATTACAGCGGAAACGTCATTTACTCTTTCGATAAGAGTCTGATACCATTCTGCAACGATACCAGTGAAGTCGCCGGTTAATGAGGCAGGAAGAACTTCGCCAGTGAGAGGATTAACGAAACGTCCTGGTCTTCTTGACCAGTAGCGAACAGTTGCTTTTGCACCTTCGATAAGGTCTCTGAGAACTTCCATGTCAATTTCCATGGCAACCTGTTCTGAAAGAACTGAAGTTAATTCAACTTCGGCGTCCATGTTCTGCCATGCAGCAAGGTCTTGAGAAACCTGAGCAGTCCATTTTGCTTTGAGCATTCTGGTGTTGGTCTGGATGTTGAAAGCCTCAACCTTGAGGTCGATTTCTGGAATTTCAGCATTCTGGCCAGTTGAACCATCAAATTCAAAGCCCCATGCAGGATCACCAGTGATAGCAGAGAGAACTCCACCTACAGGCTGGAAATCGTCATAGATTGGGTACTTGATTGTTCTGGCTGCTGCGGTATTGGTAAGTTCATTGAGACTACCAATGGTTGCACCTGAGTAAATGAGAAGAACTTTGGTTCTATCAAGAGCCCATTCCTGAGTCAATCTCTTGATGAGAGTACCAGAAACGGTTGAAACGTCAGTGATAGAAGCGTATGACTTTTCATTGAGCTGTGGGAAGGCTGACTTGCTTGCAGTAAGAACAGCTACGAATGAACCTGAAAGGTCTTCATCGAATCTGCAATATTTGTCAAGAGTATTGTCAAGACCACCAACAGTACCAGAGGCAATGATACCGAGAGGAGCAAAGTTTACTGAAGCTGAACCAGTTGCCTGAGTATAACCTTGATTGAGGTTATAGAAACCAGTTTCAGCGTTTGCGCCTTCGAGATCAACACCGGAGAGGATCTGAGCACCTACTCTACCACCACCATAGATAGAGGTGTTCTGAGCAAGACCCATTCCACCCTTATTGGTTCCAGCGGTAAAGTCGAGTACGAAGATCAAACCAACAGGCTGATCAAGTGACTGAACTGATACAACTTCAGATGCACCAATTAGATTGCCGAATACCCTGCGGATAATTGGCATAGCAACTGCTGCAAAGCCCTGGATGTCACCAGCAGCAACTGAAGTGGTTTCAAGAAGAACCTGTCTCTTCATTTGGTTTTTCTGGTTTTCGAAGAGACGGGCTATTGTTCTCTTCTTGTTTTCATCAGCTATACCTTTGAGGAAGCCGAATTTCGACCATTTTTCTACGAGTTTGTTGTCTTTGTCTAATCTGCTTTCGACAACATCAGTATCCATTATTTGTTTAAGAAAATCTTCCATTGTTTTTATCTCCTTGAGTGAGTAATCTTCACTAAATAGTTATTATTTTTTATTAAATTCCCCAAGTATCAAATAATTTCTTAGCAATTCCAGTAAGTTGTTCCTTCTTCGTCTCTTTTGGAGCAGCATTTTTGCTCTCTGCTATAAATTTCTTTGTAATATTTGAATTGGAAATCTTATCTGAATTTACAACTGAATTATTTACTTTCTTGGTTGTTTGTTTTAAAGTCTCATAAATTGTTTTCGCTTCTGTGATGGTATTGGCTTTCTCTAATGCCGCTACAATATTTTTTCTTTGATGCTCACTCAAAGAGTCATCATTTAGTGCTTGATTTTTGTACATCAAGCGGATATTTTGTTCTTTAATGCTTTTTAGATTTACATTAGCTTTGTTAAGTTTTTCTGATAAATCTTCAATCATTGATTCTAATTTTACAACTGTTTTTTGTAATTTAGAAAACTTTTCTTCATTGTTTAATGACTTCTGTATATATTCATATAATACATCATCATTTATAGAAATATCTTTGTTGATGCTTTCAAAAGCAGCTTTTTCGTCAAAATAATCATCACGCTCATCACTATCAAGTGAATCATCTGATTCATCATCAGATTCAGCTTCTGCGGTTAGTTTAGAGCCTCTTCTGGCTAAACCTTTTTCTATTTCATTTTTGATATTGTCTGGAGAACGTTTTGCATATTGTCCTCCATACTTATTTACTTCTTGCTCTTCGCCAGAAGCCATTTGTTTTTCTAAGTTTTTAGTAAGATTTTCCAAATCTTCTATGCTATCTATATCTTCTAAATCTAGACCTTCTATTCCAAGATCATCCAGATCTTCATCGACATCTGACTGTTCATCATCGTCGTCAGACATTTCAATAGCAAATAATTTGACGGCTCCAGCGTCACCAGGAATATTATCCATAAATGATGCTTCTTCTTCTGGTTCTATTCCTGCATTAACTTCAGAGCCAGCGGACCCTTCAGCAGCATTCTGATCACCCCCTGATAAAGAAGAAAGATCAAGTCCCTCTTCCCCTGAAGGGTCCACTGGTTCGTTGCCAGTCTCTTCGTCGCCTATATCTTCAAGGTCAAGACCGGCATTTTCTTGTTCTTTTATGTATAGTTTTTTTAAATCTTTTGAAAACTTCTCAAGTAATTTTTTTTGAGCAGCCTTCATTCCGACTTCTTTTATTTTATTTACATCTAAGATTGCTTGTTGTAGAATGTCCATGTTTGTTTTCCGATTTTCAAATATAAATAGTTATTATTTTTGATAACTATTGTCTGCTATAGAATTTTCATATTCATTTTGAATTTTTCTCTTTATAAAGGTTTTTCTATTCTTCTTTTTTCTCTTAGAAAGTGATTTACTAACAAAAGACATTTTTTCTAAACAAAATTGTACTATATTACTTTTTGATGTTTTTTTTAAAAATCTTTTTATTAGTTTATCTGTAGATTCGCCTGGTTTTTCTTTTACTTCAAAGTTAAATGGTTTCATTTTGCTCCTATTAATTTCATTATCTCGTCATCATCATCAAGATTCATATTATTTTTATGCTGCTGTTTTGCTGGATTGATTCCAAATTCAGCTTCAAGCATTCTCTTGGCATTATCCATGTCATCTGAGTTAATGTATGAATTTTCTGATAAATAAACTTTTTCATTTTTTGGTTTAATTTTACTTTCATTCTTTGTTGAGAATGTTTTTCTTGGAGGAGGCGTAAATGAAGGTTCGTCTTCTTCTACATTTTTTCCGCCTGAACTTAGATTTTCATAAAGACCTGATATAGTATATTTTAAGCATTCAGAAATGAATACTTTGAATATATCTTTATCTTCTAAAGCGTCTTTGACGGCCTCTTTGATCATTTCTTTTAATTTTTTTTCTGTTAACTGCATTTCACACCTTGCTTGTGCTAAGTATTTTTTCTAATATGCTTTCAATCTTGTTATAAGATTTATTTTCAATAATTATTGGAGAATTGTCATTAAACAATCTGCTTTCATCTACTTTTATATATTTACCTTCTTTTAGTACATATGCGCCCGCTGTACTTGGATCATGAACTAGATCAAAGCATACTAATTCAAAATCATCATTGACAAGAACGTCATCGCCCTTTTTGGTAACAGAGCCATATCCACGAGATGATATGCCCATTTTTAATCCATCTTCAATTAATTGCTTAACATCTCTTCCTACACTATTATTTGTAAGCTTTAATCTTCCGTAAACATCATTTCCTTGCCACCATACATCAGTTATAATATGAGATATATTTTTTAAACTTACTTCTACTGTAGGAGGATGATCTGCCTCTCCAGCGCCTCTGTTCTCTTCTACTAATTTTGCATATTTTTGCACACTTTTTTTGAGAACCTCTAATGGATAAATTCTACCATTACCATTTCTAGCATTTGCACGTTGAATTACTCCAGATAAAAAGACATCATTTCCTTTTATCTGAATATCTTTTTTGGTATCCAAACCGTTATATTCTACTAATAATAGTTTTTCGCTTTTCAACTTACCATTCTCCGTAAATTCTTATATTTTCTAATAATTTTGGTGTTTGTTTCAGTGTAAGCTGACCATTTTCATCTAAAAACACTTTATCTGATTTTCTAAAAAGTGGTTCCGCTGATTGTTTAAAAACAAGAGCATAATGATCTGAATCTATTGTTTTACCACTTTCATCTAATAAATCAAAATATATTTCATATATTGGACTTGATTGTTGTGATCTTGTAATTTTATATTTTTTTACATTTGGATATCTTTCTTGAATCATTTTTAGGGCATGTTTCTCAAAGTATTCTTTTGAAATATTTTGATCTGGACCTTTATTGTATACCTTTTTTTCTGTAAGTGTAAAATTTTCTTTTAGATATTCAGTTCCTTCATCCTTTGAATATAATCTAACATATTTAGATAAATCTTCATATATTTTAGAAAATAAATGTCGGTCAGTTGATTCTAATGCTTCCATAAATACTTCGGTGAATGAATATGCAAAATTATCAAATTCTTGTTCTTTCTTCTTTGTTTCTACAAATTTAATAATTTCTTCATTTATAATTTCTTCAGTTCTTTTTTTTGATATAACTTTCATCTTCATTCTCCTTATATATACCAGCCAAACCAAGCATTAATGTAATTCATATATGGATTTGTAATCATGCCACCTTTTTTGTCTTCATGTGGTATCTCTCCAAGTTCAGTAGAATTATCTTCATCTGGAGTTAACAATCTTTTTTCCATATCATTTTCCATTTTATGCAATTTATCATATATTTCTTTTTCTTTTGCCAAAAATTTTGATATCTGCTTTAATATTACTGAAATTGTTTCGTTTTTATCTTCACTCTCTGGATATAAAAACTCAAACATTCCTGGCAGATATCCAGTAGATTCAGTCCCCAGAACAATCAGACCTTTTTCTTTTGCAAAATCTAAAAATCTATTTTGAATAGAAAAAAATCTATCACTTAAATCTTTCTTTGAAAGAATAGTTATTTTTCTTTTTTCTGGAGATACAATAAAATATATATCTTCATGGTCAGCAATCATTATATTGCCATCCAATGTTTTAGACATTTTATTAAATTTTATAATTGAAACTTTTTTTTGAGATTTAGGTTGCATTTTCTAGTTCTCTTGATAATTTTTGATAATTTAATATAGAGTAAACAAAAACATCATCAAAATAATTTGCAGACGATAATTTTAGTGATTTTACCGCTTTATCTACTTTATCATGCAGTTCATTGTTTTCTTTTAATTTAGATTTATTTTTTTCAATATTTTGTACCAATCTATTGCATTCTTCATTTAGATACAATTTAAAATCTATTTTTTCTCCAAATTTAAATAATAAAAATTTATTTAATAGATTTTTTTGTTCCTCCAATAAATCACCATATTGAACGTTAAAGTTTTCTAAACATTTTTTAAAAATTAACATATTAACTTCTTCTTTTATAATTTCTTGATCTTCTTGCTTCTTGTTTATAAGATATTCTTTTAATATATTTTCCATATTCATTTTTTCGGAAAATGTCGCAAGAGGATTGAATAAATAATTAATTGTCGCCAATACTTTATAATTTTCTACAAAGTTATTAAAAACTTCAGTTCCAATGTTTTTGTTTATAATTGATATTAATTTGCTCTGCTCTTCAAATATTTTTTGATTGTCCAAATGTCTTCTTTCTTCTTTTGCTGAAGAAATTAATTGATTTATTTCTTCTTTAGAATTCATTTTTGATTCAGACAAGACATTATAAAGTTCTAATTCTTTATACAAAACAGAACCTTTACTAAAGAATTTTTTTATTATATTTTCTATAAATTTAGCTTTTTTGTCTTGTTTTTTGAGAACACATTTTGTCTGCTCTTGTACTAAAATTTCAAATAAAAAGGCGGTGTTTCTCTTTTTGTTATGATTCATATTATTTCCTCTTAAGAAATTTCTTTATAACCTTTTCTCTATCGTATTTAGATAAACTCTTATTAATTAGTTCTTTTTTTTCGGTATTTATATTTGCAAGAAAATCGTTTGTCTCTTGTATGCTATTTTCAATGCTGTTTATTATATTTTCTTCTTCACTTATTTCATTTTTCTTTTCTGATAATAAATATTCGTTTTCTATAAAATTGCTTATAGTTTGTTCCCCAAATAATGAATTAAATCCAGCACCCTTGTTTCCAATTACGCTTCTATATGTATTTTTTCTTCCATTATTTGCTCTGCCATCTGAATGCTTAGGGAAATAAGCATGTCCATTTGAGCCTTCTGTATTTCGTCCTGCTAATGATTTAGGAACTAGAGGGCTAGATCTTCTTGCTGCTGGCTTAGTTTCTTCGCCTCCAAGTTGCTGAAATTCTGCTTCAGGATTAGCTTCAGGGGTTTCTCCTCCTGCCTCTGCTCCAGCACCGGGTTCAGCGTTCATCATTGCTCCAGCATCACTCATGAAATTGTCACTTGATCCTGCTCCTAGACCAGAACCTAAGTCTCCAATTCCTCCTCCACTTAGTCCACCGCCAAGCTCATCGCCACCACCGCCTGACATTTGATTTTCTATATTAGAAAGAATTGCTTGGAACTTAGCATCACCAAGTATCTCGTAAACATTTTGTTTAATTTCATCTGGAGAAAATCCAAATATTTTAGACTGTATCCATCTCTTGCTGAGGTTATGATCTGATAACAATGAAGCTGCTTCGGCTTTTAGCTTGAGATGTTCAAACTCCTGCATTTCAGCTAATTTTGATGGATTATTAAGTTTTATATCAAAGCTTAATATATCTTTTCCGCTATATCCAAGTGTTAAAAGATGGACCATTGCGATTTTTCTTAACTCTGCAACAATAGAGTTCTGAATTCTGAGGATTTCTTTGGCAAATAACATGCTCTTTTGCGCTAAAGAATTCTGTTCTCCATCTGTATTTTTATTTGTAAGATATGAACCAGGAATCTTTAATGCAGTAAAAAGCTGATCTCTTAAGAACTCAACGTCCTCAATGTCTCCGGTGAATTGTCCACCTGGAAGACTATCAATTCTTGTTTCTGTTCCTTTTTTAACTGGTATGTGATAATCTTGTTCAATACTTAGAACATCATATCTCATATCAATTTGACCATTTTTAGAGTTAACAATTGGCTGTCTCTTTACTTTTGATACAGCTTTTTCCAAAAATGTTTCAATATCCTTTGGCTCTAAACCTGTAACGTCATAATAAAATACTTTTCTCTCAGAAGAACGAACAATACGATATGTCATCATATGTTCAATCATAAGGTTTAATTGTTTTGCAATTTTTCTAGCAGGATCTAGTACGCTAGAACCATATGGATAGTATCTATCATTTCCTAATATTCTAAAATGAGCAATTTCTACGTTTTCAAAGGTTAGATTCTCGGCGTTCCATTGAAATTGTACATAGTTTGGATTAGAAGGATCTTCTCCTTCTAATCTTTGAATTTCAAATACAGGCAGAGCTTTTGTTCCTACTACTCCAGCTTTAGGATCAATATCTAAGAACAAGAAGAAGTCTCCAAATTTACAAACCTCTCTTACCCATCTGAATAGGTTCATTTGAACATTTAATGTATCATAAAATAGTGTATGAAGTATTTCTTTTATTTCATCTTTTGGAGATATAATTTTTATTATTGGAGAAAATTCTGTATAACAAGTTATTTCATCTGCATAAATATCTAGAGCAACTTTTATCTCAGGAGGAGCCATTTCTAATGCTTCAAATTCAATATATCTTTCAAGCCTAAGAGCTTCTTGATTCTGTTCAGATTGTGCTTGATTTAAGATATAATATTCATCAGTCTTCTTAAATGGTTCTCCCATCAAAGACTGAAAATTATATTTTTGAACCGTTCTGCGGTTAGCCGCAGCGTTATCTGGAACTTTATATTTTGTTATAGGACCGCTGAAAAACTTAGTTAGTTTATTATATAAAGCATTGCCTGGATTGTAAATGGTTTTTGCTTTGTCCTTTTTTACATTTCTTAATTTATCAAAATATTCTGTTTTGCCTGATTTTTGTAGTTTATCTGTCATATTTTTTTACTTTAGAAATCCTAAGAAATCTATTCCTTTATTTTCTTGCTGATTTGAAGGTTGCTCTGCTTTATTTCCTAATAAAAATCTAAAATCTAAGATTTTATCTTTAAATTGAATTGTATAAGGATCTAACTGGACGGTTTCAAAAGCATTTAAATCTTTATTGAAACCCTGCTCTCCAACTGTTTTAAGAGATAATTTTGACTGCATTACTATAATGTTTTCTAACATTTTTTTCTTCATGCTCGAATCTATATTGGCATTAGGAAATAAAAATGAAGAAACATATAATCCTATTGCAAGACTCATTACTAAGTCGTCATTTGAACCTTTTCTTGCTTTAGGCTTTCCGTTTTCAAATATAAAGTTTCTAAACTCATGAATCAATCTTGGACTATAAATAGACACTAGATCTAATCTTATGGATTCTTCTAGTTTATCAATTGCTAAAATTCTAGACTGAAGGTTTGTGGTAAATCCCATGACAATATCATCATCATTTTCATAATCAACAAATCCTTCTGTTGGTTGTTTGGTAGATTTAACTTCTGAATATATACTAGGATATCTCAATTCAATTAGCTTCATTAATACAGCTAATCCATATCCGTTGTTTTCTATTGCAATTGTACAAGAACCATACATATTGCCAATTTTAGCTAATAACTCTGCAAATTTATCTACCTTTATTTTTCCTTTATACTCACAAACAACTTCTTTTTCGTCAACATCTATAACATGAAATGCAGAAAAGTCTTCACCATCACCGCGAGCAGTATCAGCTCCTATGCAATATCTATGAGAGTCATTGAATTGTTTCCAAACCCAAATGTCTCTCTCTAGACCAAATCTCATCATTGGCTCTTGTGTTCTTTTTTCGTGTCTAGATATATCTTCACCATCAATAACTGTGTCACCAGAAAGCAAAAAGTTGCCAAGAAATTCTTGTGCAAACTTTTTAGCATTCATTGATTTTTTAGTTTTTTCAAACCATTCTTGATCTCTTTCTGGATGACAGTTCCAATCCAGCCATATTGGATTAAATCCGTTGGCAGGAGCTTGAGAATATAATTCATAAAACTGACCAGAGGCTCCGTTTGGAGTCTGATGTCCTAAAATACCATTGTATATCACAGAATGATCCCAGTCATCATCTTGAACAGAAGGTAATGAAAAATCATATACAAAATTTTCAGATTTTTCTATACAAGTTATTTTTGACCATTTAATGTTTTCTGAAAGAATGAAGTTGTAAAAATCAATATCTCTGTCTGATAAATTTTCTTTTACAAGATTAAATAATTTTAATATTTGATATTTAGTCTTTCCTTTCTTTCCATCATTTCTTATATTATACAAATCTCTTAATTTACGATCTGTATAATCAGTAAATGATAACAAATAAGAAAATAAAAAGTTGCTATTTGGAATAACTTCATTATTTTTAACTTTTTTATAAGAAAATTTATTTTTCTCTTGTTTTCTTTTTATTTTAAAGCCAATTATTTCATAAAACTTTTGAGACTGTAATTTATTTAACTCTAGACCATAATAATTTGAAAATACTTTTACCTTTTTAGTTGGAGAAGTTACTCCTGAAACATATGTAGATGTTATTCCTAAGTTTAATAATACCTGTCTTATCTGTTGTATTAATTTTTTTGAAGATAATCTAATTGAAACAAGTCCTTTATTTTTTTGAGACGTACCGTCGCCATCAAATATTCCTTGTAATAATTCTATTATATTACCTCTAGACATTTCCAAAAGTCTTTCTGGAATTATTTTTTCTTTTGCTTTTAAATTTAAATCAAAATTTAAATACTGTAGAAATTCTATTAAATTTTTAGAAGAAATTGTTGAATGTATATTATCATTTTTTGTCCTAGAAACATGAAGATTTAATTTCTGAAGTTCTTCTAGAACACAAGTATCTCCGCAAGATATTGTTACATTTCCGTGTTTTAATACATTGTTTTTGTATTTTCTATATGATGATCCTTCGCTTATAAATAATCCAAGGAAATATGCTATTTCTTTTGTTATTCTTTTCGGATCAAAAATATTTTTACTTTTTTTACTTATATTTGGAGAAAAATCAGAAACATCATCATTATTTCCCCAAACATTCATTCCATATTGTACAGCTACATAATCGCCAACATTTAATTTTGATATTTCATTGTAATCAAATGAATTGTCAGTAAAAGCATATAATTTATGATTTAAACTTCCCTCAACTGATGTATGTTGTGTTGTTACAATTCTAGTTTCTCTTAGTCCATCATTGTGAAAAATATTTCCTGTTCTTAGTTTTTTATTTCCTAATACATTATACTGTTCAACTTCATATGTACCATTTTTTTGTTTATCAATAAAATTTGATACAGTTTTTATACCTTTATTTGTTAATACAAAAGTATCTTCGGTAACACAACTTGCTATAACACAAGAACCACCGTTGTCAATAGTGGGAAATACTGATGCCCACATTTCTTCTAATGCAGGAATAAATGCGCCTTCGTCTACAACGAACAAAGAACATGCCTCACCACGACCGGCATTTTCTGTTGTAGCGTCTGCGAAAATAACAGAATCATTATCAAATTCTATAGTGTGAACGTTATCGGATACCATCTTAGTTATTTTCAGCCAAGATGGTAGCTTCTTATATGCGTACTTTATTCTCTTAACTATATTTGATGCAGCTTTTCTGTTCTTAGATACAATTACTATATTCTTGTCTTTCTGAAATAGAGTAAACCATAAAATATACATAGACATCAACTCAGTTATACCTAACTGTCTTGACTTTAAAATAATGTTTAATCTATTTGATTGAAAATCTCTTAACACTTTCTCCTGAAAGTCCCAGAGCTTAAATTTTATAGCACCCTTATCTTTGTGTTTAATGTAGATATAATTTTTTGCGAAATAAACAGGATCAGACTTGCATCTTTTTATTTCAGATAAAAAGTCTGTCTTGGATATTCTTTTATCCTCTACTTTATTTCGCAATTTTTCTAACATTAAACTCTTTTTCTCTTGAATACAGTCATTTCATCTGCTTTATCAATAGCAGTCTTTAGTAACTCTTTTACATCTTTTTTGTCTTGCTCTTCTACTGATTCTATTCCATCAATAGTGTATAAACAAGTATATACTCTTATCTGTCTCTTATGAGATAAAGGTATAGATTGTTCATAGATATCTGAGGCTGTTTTCAGTCCTAGTGTTTTATCTGTTATTTCTTTATACTTCTTTTTGATACCTGAAATGATATCTTCCATTTGAGCATTTATTTTATTCTCATAATGGTTATCAAGCTTCAATGGATTAATAGTTTCTACAGAAAACATTACAACTAATTTATTATCTCTAAATTTGCACTTTACAGCACTTATAGGTTCTTCCCAGCACTTCCAGTGTGTTCTGCTTTCATGATCTTCTTTCTCATAAGTATTGTTTTGTTTTGTATCCAAAAAGTTTGATGTCTGATAAACTGCTGTTGCAATTGCAGACATTATTTCATATGATGTCATTTTTTTATCTACCATTTCTTTGTTCCTCGTATAATATATAGCACTTCTCACAGCATTTATACTTTATAAAATTTATTCTATCATTTTCTTTTACTGTACCTTTTTGACAATACTTACATTTATTAGAAAATAAAGATAAATTTCTTACTGTTCTCTTCATTTCATAGCCATCTTGTTCTATAATTTCATATTTTATATTATCTTCTAAATTTTCAATTTTGGATGTTATTTTCTGTTTTGCATTTAAGATGCAAATATCTTCTCCAAATTTATCTTTGTAATATTTTTCTATAGTTTCTATGTTCATATACTTCTAGCAGTAAGAATTATGGCTATAGTTGACAAAATGCCGACACCCAATCCAACATGAAAACCATATTCTTCCCAAAATGTTCTTTTCATTGATTCCTCTCTTATGTCTTTTAAATCTTTTATAAAATCTAAATTATTTTTCTTCTGTTCTTCGTATAGTGAATCAAAAGAATTTGCATAATGACTTAGTATTTCATTATTTTCTTTTAATGCATTATACTTTATTTTTAAAATAGTATATGATTCATACTCTTCTTCGCTCAATAAAATTCCCAAATAATATTTACCATTATTCAATACATCTGCCGGAAATGGTTCAAATACAAAAACCTGTTCAGGATCTGGACCAATAGGTTTAGCATTTACTTCTCGTGACAAAATAAAGCAAAATATAAGAAATGTTGTAAATACTTTCTTTATCATTATTTGACCTCTATTGACTTATTGAATTGTATTAATCTTTTTAATCTTTTTTCTCTATCAGATATATTTTTTATATTATTTAATTCTGTTTCTAATTTATTTTTTTCTTCTTCAGCTTTCTGTTGTTCAATTTTTTTTGTTATTTTTATTTCCTGAACTTTTGAATCATATTCATTAACTTTATCAGATATTTTATCTAAAGTATTATCAATTTTTTGTGTTACTTTAGTATAAACTTTTTTTGGAGTGAATACTCCTAGTAAAATCATTATAAAAAGTACAACAATGCTAATCAAACTAGCAACTATAAGCAAAGAATTTTTACTTATAAAGATCTTAATCCTTTCCAGCATTATTGTCCACCATTGATCTTGGAACTTCAGGCTGCTGAGGAGTGTTATATGCTATAACAGTATCTCTCATTCCTTCTGCACCAATATATACACACGCTATAGTTGCCCAGACATCAGGACCTATTAATCCATAAAGCAATAAAGTTGTTGATAATAAAAGTGTAAAAAGTTTTCTTGATATAAATTTGTTTAAATATTTGTCAGCAAAATTTCTAATTCTTTCAGCCATCTTTATTTTTTCCATGATATACCTTATTATAATTAGCTGAGAATTTTAGAATATCCTGAACTTCTATCCACAATAAAAGCTGTGTCTACATAATCCTTTAGCAAAGAAATGTGCGTCACCAAGAGTATCGTCTTGTTGTTTATCTTGATCATATCTAATAGTTTATTGAACTGTAACAAATGATTCTCGTCAAATGAAGTTGCAGGCTCATCAAGTATAAAGAGATTTGACGATGGTATCTGTGCATAAGACAATAGTGCCATCCTCAGAGCATATGATATTATCGTTTTCTGACTGCCCGAACAAGACTCTATTAATCTTGTAGACATATTGTCTGTTAGATATATCTCTAGATACTTCTCGTCATCAATCTTTAACTCAACAGAAAAATCTGCAAAATTAGATATAACAGCATTCATCAATGCTGATATTTCTGGAATATAATCTTGCAATATCTTGACAGATATACCATTCTTTCCAACTGTTTCACAAAAATCTTCAAGACTGCATATTTCAGATTTAGCTTTTTCTATATCATCTATTTGCTTCTTTATTTCATTAATTTTAAATTCTGTAAATTGTATACTTTGTTTGCAATTTTTAATTTTTTCTTTTAATAATAAAATATTTGTTTTTTTATCTTTTATTTCTTTTATCTTGTCAACAATAAATTCAAAAAGATTATCTTTAAATTCATAAAATAATTGTTTTTTAACATTATTTTCATAGTTTTCTAGATCAAGCTTGAAAATAGATAGCTCTTCATTTAAATCTTTAATTTTATCTTTTAGTTTGTTAACAAGCTCATATTCTTTTTTATTTTTTAAATATTTTTCATACTTTGGTTGCAATATTTTAACTTCATTTTCTAATGATTGAGCTTTTTCATTTATAAGTTGAGCATTTTGTTTATTATTCTGAATATCTTCTTGAAGCTTATTTATTTCATTGTCATATGATAATTCGTCAAATCCTTCTGTCTCTTTTATTGCATACGCAATGTATGTACAGTTTGGATATTTTAATCCACATGGTATATCTTTCAGTCCATTGCTTAGTTTTAATAAATTGTTTTTCTTTGTGGTAAGAGCAGATATCTTATCTTTACCTTGAGACATAGATGAAACGATGGAAGAAATCTGTGATTTTAAATCTTTAATTTGATACTGCTTTGATAGTAACATATCAATATCATCTTGAGACAAATTAATGTCTTCAATTTTTAAACCAGATAGCTGTACCGTTGCATTGTTTATTTGTTCTGTTATATAATTTATTTTAATTCTTTTATCTTTCAGATTATTTAAACAATATTCATAATTGAAGGTATCACTTTCGATTATTTTTTGTTCAAGTTCACAGTCATGAACATGATTGTATAGTTGTTGCGACAACTCGTTATGCTGCTCTGATAATTGTTTGATGTTATTTTCAAGTTCAGAAATGTTTGTACTATTTTTAGAAAATTTAAATACATTGTTTAATGAATCTAAATCATTTTTAGCTATTTTGTGTATCTCTTGATACTTATCGATTCCCAAAAATGTAGAAAAATATTCTTTTCTTTTTGTGTTTTTCTCTTCTAACAATGAAAAGTTATTATATTGTGTAGATAAAGATGTCAGCATGAACTGCTCTTTTGTTCCAATATATTGTTCTATTAAAGATTGAGTATCTGTAACGGTTTCTTGATTTAAATTTTCATTAGTAGATATATTTTCGAATTTAATTGAAGACTTTGATGTTTTGCCTGACTTCTCTAGCTTTCTGTATACTCTATATGTTTGATTATTTATTTGAAGTATAACTTCTGAATCTGCATACTTCTTTGTGTCATTAATAAAATTAACAGTTTTAATGAACGGCTTCGTCCATGAGCCAAACAAAGAGAAGCATATAACATCTATCAACGATGTTTTGCCGCTGTAATTTTCTCCAAATACTCCTATGGAGTTGCCTTGATATGATTGAAAGTCTACATGATTATCTTCAGAATATGAAAAGAGATTGTTCCATTTTAATGATAAAATTTTCCAATTTATATTATTGTTTTTTATATTAATCTTATTTGCATATTTTTCATACAATGAAATCATTGTATCTTTGGAAGGATGATTTTTCACATAATCATTATACGTTAAAACATTAGAATTATTATTTGACGATGAACTCTCTGGCTTTCTTGATACAGATAAAGATAAAATCTTATCTTTGTATTTATTTTTTATAAGTTTAATATATTTGAGAGTATCATCATAGCTTTTGTTTGACAGTACTCTAATTCTTATTTTTTTAGAGTCCTCAAGTTCTGATATATCATCTTCAACATTCAAAGTAATATAAGGATAAAAATTTGGTATCTGAATAAATTGATAATCAAATGAATGAGAATGATTTATTTCATAGAATAGAAATCCTTTTGTAGTGTTTTCGCCGAAGTCCTGTTGAATAGGATTTCCTACACTTACTTTTCTACCTATTCCATCATAAGTGTAATGAGAATGAATATCTCCACAAAACATGAAATCAAAATTATCATATTTTGATATGTCATCGTGATTTGTAAATACAAATCCTAAATCAGTTTTTGCTCCCTTCAATGGACCATGATATAGTCCTATTTTAATTGGACAATTTATTTTTGCAACATGATCAATGTGTGACTGCCAAACATCTTTATCGAGTATAGAAAATCCACAAAACAAAACATCTCGATTTGGCATTAAATGTATGCCTGTATGTCTAATGAATTCTGTTTTATTGCAAGTATTTTCAATTGTTATTGAAATTGCATCTAATTTCTCTAGATTCTTTTCGTTACAATCATGATTTCCTAGTATGATGAATACTCGTTTACAAGATTGAATAGAATCAAGTGTTATTAAAAATTCTCTAGCTAAGAAAATGGCTTCAGGAGTTAACGTTGTCTTTGAATGAAATAAATCTCCACAAAACAATATGTATTCAGGGCATAATTCATTAAGTTTGTTTTTAATAAAACTGAAATACTCTCTATACTCTTGATGTCTGGAGTTATTCTTTACATGTAAATCTGATATGACTGCGATTTTGGTGCTCATGCTAATCCTAATAGGTCTATCTGTTTCTTAATTAAATCAAACTTGCTTGTCACATTTGTTTTATGTGAAATAAATTGAGAAATTTTTTCTTTCGGTATATCACCAAAATCTTTATAAGGACTTGGATCTATAATCTCTACATTTGAAATATTATAAGACATCAATTGATTTGCTACAGATATAGATCTGTTTACAATAGAACCTTTAACTAAATCTGAATCCAGACATAAATATATTTTTGGTTGATATACAATTAGCTTTTCTAATAATTTAGAATATCCATTATCATCTACAGGTATTGTTTTGCCTAATAATGGAATAGCATTCTTGCCAAATTTCATGGCATCAAACAATCCTTCTGTTATATATATTGGATTGTCCCAATCTATATTTATTTCATTAAATATAACTTTTGTTTTTTCTACCTTTGAATATAGATATGTATACTTTGTGTCTTCAAGAAACCCTCTTGCTACAAAAAAATTGCAATTACCAATAGAATTAAATGATGGAAAAATTATTCTACACGCATAATTTCCTGACTCACAAATGCCAATTTTCCATTTGTAAAAATCAGATTCATTTAACCCTCTGTTAATGAGATAATTTATAGCTTTATCAGCTAATTTGGTTTTCGAATATAATATGAATTCATATTCATCTGGCAATGAACATGTTGTTACTACTCTTTTTTCTTCTTGATCTTTAGAGAAAAAAAGATTGTACACAGAAGATAATGAAACTGTATCACTGTAAGAGCAGTATTCTTTTATGTCTTCGTATGCACCGAATCTTCTAATAAGATTGTAAATAGATTTGCCTGCATATTCACAAACCCAACACTGAAACTTGTCTTTTTCAAAATTTATGGATAATTTTTTCTTTTTATGATTACACTTCGGGCAAAAATATAAATATTCACCTGAATGCTTGTCAGATGAGCCTAATATTTTGTCAACTATTTTTTTTACTTGTGACATTTTTCTTAGTGTGTATTATAGGGCTATGCTTGTGCAGATAAGCACCCCTTGCAATAATCACAGCATCAGCAACGTCAATCCAAGGATTTGTCTTGGAATATTGTGGACACTTATCTTT